CGATACAACTGCTAGAAATGCTTTAACTTCTGTTGCTGGAGATATGATATACAACACTACAGACAGTAAAGTTCAAGTATATACAGGTTCAGCTTGGGAAGATTTAGGTGGTGTAGATGTAGTACAAGTTGAATATGCTATTTCAGCAGGAGGTGGTGCTGGTGGTAATGGACATTCAAGGTCTGGTGGTGGTGGAGGTGGTGGAGGTTACAGAACTAATCACTCATCTGATAAATCTGGTGGTAATTCATCTACAGAACCTAATTTATATTTAATTAAAAGTAATGCTTATGCTATATCAGTAGGTGCTGGTGGTGCTGGAGAACAATCCAACTATGGTGGTAGTCAAGGTAGCGATACTTATATGGGTCAACTATTTGTCTCTGGTGGTGGTGGAGGTGCTGGTAGAAGTGGTAATACACTTACAGCAAATCCTTATGGAGGTTCTGCTGGTGGTGCTCATAATACTGGTAATTCAGCAGATGGAGATGGTAGAGGTGGTGGTTATACAGGTAAAATTTATCAAGGAAATGATAGTGGTGCAGGAAATAACTCAAACAATAGAGCAGGTGGTGGTGGTGGTTCATTAAATAAAGGTGGTTTTGCTGATGATGATAATGGTCAAGAAGGTGGAGATGGTTGTATCAGTACATTAATTACTACTACACAAGCATCAGCACAATCTGTAGGAGAAGTAGATGGAAGTAATGTACACTTTGCAGCAGGTGGTGGAGGTTCTGGTAACAGTAGCAGTTCTAATGGTACTGGAGGTAAAGGTGGTGGAGGAGATGCTACTACTGGTAGTTCTGTAGGAGGTGCAGCTACTGCTAACACAGGTGGTGGTGGTGGTGCAAATACAGACATTTCTTATTTATCTGGTGCTGGTGGTTCTGGTTTAGTTGTTTTTAGAGTAGCAGACACAATAACAGTATCTGGTTTTACAGGTTTAACATACGCAACACAAACAACTGGTGGCTATAAATATTATTTTATTACACAAGGAACAGGTACAGTTACATTTAGCTGATATAATAGGAGAGATATGGCACATTACGCATTTATAAACGATAACAACATAGTGACAGAAGTCATTGTTGGTATTGATGAGGATAATACAACAGATTTACCAGAAGGTTTTGCTGATTGGGAAGCCTGGTACGCAGACTTCAGAGGTCAGACTTGTAAAAGAACTTCTTACAACACAAGTGCTAACGCACATAGTGGTGAAGGAACTGCTTTTAGAGGTAACTATGCTGGTATAGGATATACTTATGACTCAACAAATGATGTATTTATAGCACCTAAACCTTATAGTAAATGGATCTTAGATGAAACTAAATGGATCTGGAAAGCACCAACTGATATGCCAGATGATGGTAAACAATATGTTTGGAATGACAACACAGGAGCTTGGGAGGAATTAAGTGAGTAGCGAATTAAAAGTAGATACAATAAATGAAAAAACATCAGCAAGTGGTGTTACAATAGATGGAGTATTAATTAAAGATGGTGCAGTAGCAGGAGCTGCTGACATTGGATTAGTAATAGCGTTAGGATAATATGGCAAATACATTTAAAAATGGTTATGTAAATTTAGGAACTAGCAATTCTGACATAGTTCCTGCTGCATCTGTTACAGGAACAGGAATTGTTTTAACTCTTAGATGCACAAATGTTGATGGTTCATCAGCAGCTACTGTAACTGTAGAGGTAGTTGATGGTTCATCTGGTGATGCAAAGATTGCAAGTACATTAAATGTACCAGCAAATTCAACAGTAGAGTTAGCAGGTGCTAGTAAATTAGTGCTTGAATCTGGTGATAAAATACAAGGTTTAGCATCAGCATCTGGAGATATAGAAGTATTTGTAAGCTGGTTACATATTACATAAGGAGTTTAAATGAGTAACTATGGTTACATTGGAGAAATTCCTGACCAGACACAAGAAAATAACACAGGTGTCTTTAACACCAATGACATAAATAATTTAAGTCAAGAAACTCCAGCAAAATGGCGACAAGAATTTATTGTTATGGATTTTTTTGCTTGTGCTGGTGGCGGTGGTGGAGGAGGTGGAAGTTTTCAACACGGTTCAGGTTCAACATTAGGTGGCGGAGGTGGTGGTGGAGAAGCTACACTTCAAGAAAATAACAATACTTATTTTAAATTAGGAACAACTTACGCAATAACAATCGGTGCTGGTGGAGCTAAAGGTGATGGTACATCTAGTTCAGGTGGTAATGGAAATCAAGGTGGAGATGGTGGAAATACAACAGTTGCAAATGAAACAGGAACTTTAACACTGCTTGGTGGCGGTGGAGGTGGAAGAACTACTGGTTTCACAACAGGAGCAGCAGGTTCATCTGGTGGTTCTGGTGGTGGCGGTGGAGGTGGTGGTTCATCTGGAGGTTCTGGAGGAGCATCAACAGCTAGTGCTGGTGTAGGTAATGCAGGTGGTCCTGGATATGTGAAGGGTGGTGGAGTTGGTGGAGGAGCTAGTGCTGCTGGACTTGCTAATAACACAAGTAATACTAGACCTAATGGTTATTTTCATTTAGAAAGTTTAAATGGTGGAGGACAACCTCCTGCAAGAAATGGTTTTTATATTGATTGGGTTTTAGCAGAAAACTCAACAAGAGGTTCTACTTTAGCAAGAGGTGGTGGAACTTCATCTACAGTAAATGATGCAATAGCTAATACTGGAACTGGTGGTATGGGTAAATACGAACAAGGAACAGGTATGAATGGTGGAAGTGGTATAGTAGTTTTTAGATATCCTAAAGAATTAACAATAACAGCTAGTAGTGCTACAGTTGCTACTGCTACAGTGGGAATATATAAAATTACAGAGGTAACAGCAAGTAGTGGTGGAACTGTGAGGTGGGATTAATGGCACATTATGCTTTACTTGATGAAAACAATATAGTTACACAAGTTGTTGTTGGTGTTGATGATGATCAAGAAACTGAACTAAGCACAATTTATGATTGCACAGTAAAAAGAACTTCTTATAATACAAAAAATAATTTACATACTAAGGGTGGTACACCATTTAGAGCTAATTATGCAGGTATTGGTTATACCTATGATGAAGTTAATGATGTTTTTATACCTGAAGAATATGAATGGAACAGTACACATAATAAAGTTTTAAAACCAAAACCATACTCTACTTGGGTAATTGATGAAACAACTTGGGAGTGGAAAGCTCCTGTTGATGCACCAGCAGATGCTATGGAAGTAGCTTACGAATACAACAACGATACTGAAGTTTGGGATAAAGTATAAAAAATTACAAAGTGGTGGTAAATGATTTTTAATTATCTAAAAAAAACAAAAGTAAAATATATTATATTAACTGAAAATGGTGTTCCAAAAGGATTTTATCCAAACATAAATTATTATCCTACATACAACACAGGATGTCCTGCTATGGCATCAGCAAATAATAAAATACTTTATGTCAATGCACCTTACAATATAGATATAGAGTTTGGTTTAGACAAAGAAGGTGTAGGGTATTATAACTATGAGTTTGATGATAGTATAAATCCCACGTCAGACAGTATGCACAATTTAATAAAACAAACATTTGGTATTGTTTACGACAAAAATTTAAAACAATTACATTTACAAATACTACAACCATATCAATTTGTAACAGATAATCGTGAATTAGAAGTAACAACATTACCAACACCAATAGAAACAACTAATGGTCATTATGTTGTTGGTGCAATTAAACCATATAATTGGATAAGAAATTTAAATTTTACATTTATGTCAGATGATATAAAAAAAATAACAAAAGTATCATTAAGAATTGATAAACCTATAATGATGTATTCTTTTAATAATCCAATAGATTTACAATACATAGAACCTACAGATAAAATTTTAAATTACAGAGAACAATCTAATGGAATACTAGAATACAGAAAAAAATTAACAAATGTATATAAAGACATTGTAACTAGACGACCAAAAAAAATCCTATGATACAATCGTATTATGGACTATCTAGTTGGTTTTATTGTCGGTTACTTTGTTAAAAAGTTTTTAGTTTGGTTAGATCAAATTTCTACGTTAAAAGTACCTGATAATTTTAAAGAAGAAGATTGGGATTGGATTGTATGAACAATCTACCTGTAAGTAATGGTTTCACACAGAAAGAAATGCTCATAATGATTATTGAAGGACAGAAAGAAATCAACGAGAGAATAGATTTATTACACGAAAAAGTAAATAGTAAAATTTCAAGACAAGAATTGTTTGGTTGGATTGTTGCCGTAGGTGCATTAGCTGCACTTGTTGGCAACTTAATGTAGGAGGATTTATGGAATGCTGTGGACACGGCTGCTGCAAGGGTGGTTAGTAGTATCTTTAATTACGTTACCTTTATCAGCGTTAGCTAATGAAGAAGGTAATACTACAACTACAACTACAACTACTATACCTGGAGAAGTAGAAGAAGTAGAAACATTTGATGGTCCAGAAGAAACAACAACGACAACAACAACTGTTCCTAATAATACTGGTACAACTACTACCACTACTACAACTACAACAATTCCTGAATGGGAACAATCAACAGACATAGAGTTACCAGAAGATAATTTAAATAGTCAAGGTAACGAAACAGAAAACAATTTACATATTGATGATCAACACAGTAATGGTAACTGGCAGTGTTGTGGTATGACAGACTTTCATATGAACTTACACTATCAACAACACGGTAACGATAGTAATGACTACACGTTTACATTACCTGAAACAACAACAGTAGATGAAGAAGTGTTAGACATAGATATATACGAGGTAGGTTTTACCATAGGTGCATTAAACAATGATGGTACTGTTACCTATACGCATACAGATGAAACTACACAACAAAATGTACTAGAAGGACAAAGCAACTCTAACTTAGAAACTATGTATGAAACTGTTATCTATAACATTAGAGAAACATTAGACACTTTTATAGATAGTTTCACAATAACAATAAATGATTGGTCGTTACTAGATGATATATCTTTTAAATACATACAACCAACAACCACAACAACTACTACAACAACATTACCTCCACTTCCTGAACCTGAGCCTGAGCCTTACATACCTCCACCACCTCCAGAACCTGAAACTTTTGTAATCATATTAGATAGTGGAGAAGAAGCAGAGTATGAACAACACGAGATAGATGATGGTACAGTAGAGAGAGATAATGAACGCCAAAAAAACTTAGAAATTTATGGTGTAGAACTAACTGATGAACAGATAGAACGAGGAGATCTAGAACAATATGACATTGAAATCATTGAAGACGAAGATATGGGAGAAATCGGAGAAGAGTTTTATGATGATGTTGATATACCTGAGTATGTGGAAGTTGAGCTTTCTGATGAAGAGATTGAAGAACTTGACAGACAAATGGAAAGAGATGTTAAGAAACTTGAATATGAAGAAGATATTGAGTTCTTGGAGTTTGAATCTGAAGAAGAAATGGATGAGTACATAGATACAATCATAGAAGTAGAAGAGTATTTAGAAGAGTTAGAAGAGTTTGAGTTTGTAATCATAGAAAATATAGATGAGATTGAGATAGATATGATAGACTTTTACATAGAAACAGAGTTGTTTCCACCTTCTGAAGAAGATATACAAAAAGATTTGGAAGAAGCACAAGATAAAATAAATGATGATATTGATGATTGGGACACAGAGTTTGAAGAGGTAGAGATAGATGAGTTGGACGAAGAGATACTTAGAGATGACAAAGAAAGAGAAGATGAACTTCAAGATGAAGAGGTTTTTGTTGAGCCAATACAAGAAAATATCAAAGAAGAAGTAGCAGAACTAGAAGAAGTAATAGAAGAGATTATAGTTATTGATATACCAGAAGTTACCGAGGAAGAACTAGAAGAGTTTACTGAAGAAGAGTTAGAGGAGTACGAAGATGCTAAAGAAGAAGCCATTGAAGTATATGTGCAAGAACTCGCAACCGAAGAAGTTGTAGAAGTATTAGAAGAAGTAAATGACATAGGTGTACAAAACTTAGAACAAGTGTCAGAAGAAGTGCAAGAAGTTGTACAAGCTGTAGTAGAGGAAGCTATCAATGATATTGAAATACTTACTGAAGAACAAGTTGAGGTTGTCGCTGAAGTATTACAGGTACAGACTGAAGACGTTGAGATTATTGCAGAAGCAGTACAAGAGGATGAAGTTGTAGCTGAAGCTGTTGAAGAGTACGTTGAGAGAGCTGTAGAGAACGCTGACGTAGAAAACTATACACTTGCTGATGTTGTAACAGAGGTACAGTTTGAAACATTCTTAGAAAATCCAATAGAAACTTTTGTAGATGTAGATTTTTCTGAAATAACTATAGGAAACATAGGAGATGATATGACAAATGACCAGAAAGAAAAAGCACAAGAGGTAGTAGTTCCTGTAATCTTGACTAGAATAGCAAGTATGGCTGCGTTTATGTTTAGGAAACAAATATGATAAATAAATTATGGTCTTGGTTAGTAGAAGCTATCAAGGAAACACTTAACCTTAGCTGGACTTTAGTAGGTTTAGTTATAGCAACGCTAACTCTTACAGGATCAGCACAACAAGTCACAGGATTAGCAACATTAATTACATTGGGCATATGGTTATTGACTATTGGTTTTAGAAAATAATGTGGTTTGATGATGTTATACTTGATGACATTGATGATGAATTAAATATTCATTGTAGAACATTTTTACATTCAAATGGATATACAAACGTATCTATTTGTAATTGTAAATATCCAAGTCATTAGGAGGAAATATGAAACTAACAGTAGTAAGAACACAGTTCGGCACTGATGCAACCAACGGTATTTTATTAATTGATGGTCTATTTGAGTGCTTTACATTAGAAGACCAATACCAAGCAGTTAAAGTTATGCACGAAACTTGCATACCAGAAGGCACATACGATATTAAATTTAGAAAAACAGGTGGCTTTCACGCAAAGTATTCAGAGAGATATAAGAATGGACACTACGGTATGTTGCATATACAAGATGTTCCTAACTTTACTTACATACTTATACACACTGGTAACACTGATGAGCATACGTCAGGTTGTTTGATTGTAGGAGAAACTCAACAAGATTTAGATAGTTCTAAAGATGGTTTCATTGGATCAAGCACAGTTGCATACAAAAAGATGTACGCAAAGGT